GCTTTAATCTCCAGATCGATGATTTGGTAGAGGAAAGTTTTGAGCGCTGTGGGATGCGGATGACCAACGGTTATCAGCTAACTAGCGCTCGGCGGTCCTTGAACCTTTTATTTTTAGACTGGGCAAGCAGGGGATTAAACCTTTGGACAATTGAGCAAGCCACATTTCCCTTGGTTCAAGGATCTCGTGAATTGGTTCTTGCTGATGACACAGTGAACGTTTTGTCGGCTGTTGTGAGACTCTTGAATTCTGGTCCTTCTATGGACATCTCGATTGACCGAATTAGTCGTGAAGAGTATTTAAATGTACCTGATAAGACGACCCAGGCACGCCCTTCACAGTACTATGTAGAGCGCTCTAACCCCACCACGGTGTTTTTGTACCCTGCAGCGGATCAAGACTACACTTTTGTGTACTACCGCATTCGTCGCATTGAGGATGCAGGGGATTACACCAACACAGCGGATGTTAACTACCGATTTCTGCCTTGTTTGGCGAGTGGGTTATCTTACATGCTGTCATTAAAGTACGCACCTGAACGTGCTTCAGCATTAAAACAGATCTATGAAGAGGATTTTCAAAGGGCAGCAATAGCGGATCGCGACACAGCAAGTGTTCACTTTGTTCCTGATGTAGGATATTAATGTGGCATATGCAACAGGCAAATACTCTCTCGCCCTCTGTGATTATTGCGGACAACGCTATGACCATAACGTTTTGCGCAAGAACTGGCGTGGATTCATGGTTTGCCCAGAGGACTACGAGCCCAAAGAACCACAGCTCGAGCCTCTTAAATACCGTGGCGATGCGATTGCATTGCGCAATCCTCGCCCAGATCGCATTGAACCGGTTTCAGTATTTGTTGGAGCGCCTGGGTTTTCAGCGTTCCAGAGTTTGGGAAGCGCCAATGGTGGCACAAACATGCAACCCTATCCGATATCTAAAGCGGTGGTGGGGGTTGGTAGTGTTGGATCAGTTACGGTGGTGACCTCATGACATACGACGAACTCGTTACGAATTTACTCAATTACACTGAAGTAGATGATAATGTTTTCTCCCCTGCGGTAATAAACACGTTTATTACTATGGCAGAAAACCGTATTCTGCGGGATATTGACCTAGATGTGTTTAAAGTAGAGGCATCTGCGAACACGACTGCAGGCAATAAGTTCTTGACTGCGCCTAGTGATATCTTAACCCACCGCTACATTATGGTGACCTCTGGCACAAGCCAGGTGTTCCTTGACTTTCGGGACACCTCTTTTATGAAAGAGTACTGGCCCGATGGCGCAGCAACGGGAACACCTAAATACTATTCAGTCTGGAATCAAAATACCTTTTACTTAGCGCCCACTCCTAGCGAGGCTTTTGTCGTGGAGCTCGGGTATATATACCGCCCCCCACAGCTTTCTGCTTCTAATCCTACCACTTGGATCAGCATAAATGCTCCTGAAGCACTGTTATATGCTTGCTTAATTCAAGCATACAGCTACACTAAGGGGCCATTAGAGATGCTTCAGTACTTTGAAAATAGCTACAAACAAGCTGTTCAAGGTCTGGGGATTGAGCAACAAGGTCGCCGTCGTCGGGATGAATACCGAGACGGCATGATTCGTTTACCAATTAAATCAGAGAGCCCCGGGCCATGAACATAGGTCAAGCACCCGTATTAGTAAATAAGGTCATGGTTGCCACAACGGATTATCGAGGTAACACGCCCGAAGAGTTGTGTGAACGGATGGTGGACAAGATCATTAGTGTAGGCAATAACAGTCATCCATTGATTAGAGAACAGGCGCTTGCATTTAAAAATTCGGTCAAGCAAGTTGCATTAATTTATTTAAAGGAAGCCGTTACTCAGCATAATGCCACTATTGCGCACAGGTTGAAAGAGGCAGGGTATTCTAATTTAGTACACCTTTTAGGAGAATAATATGGCATTTACAGGAAATTTCATGAGCACAAGTTTCAAGACACAGATCTTGGAAGGGGTGCACGATTTTCGTTCAGCTGGTGGGGACACTTTTAAGCTTGCATTGTATGATAACAGCGCCTCGTTTACTGCTGCAACCACTGCCTACACCGCAACCAATGAAGTAGGCAACTCAGGTTCCTATGCAGCAGGTGGTGGCACACTTACAAATGTATCACCTACCGCTAGTGGCACAACTGCGTTTACTGATTTTGCAGACCTGTCGTTTACTAGTGCCACGATCACCGCTTTTGGTGCCTTGATTTACAACACCACCCCTAATCATACCTATACCAGCCCCACGGTTTGTGTGCTTGATTTTGGTGGCGCTAAAACCTCCACAAGTGGCACGTTTACCATTATTTTCCCAACTGCGGATGCAACTGACGCCATTATTCGAATCGCCTAATAGGACGGTAATGTGGCTGATGTACGAATCGCACTCGGAGGTTTCGGGTCTCAGGGCTGGGGAGTTGCAGCTTGGGGGGAAGGTAGCACATCTGTCTCGGCAACGGGAGAGGTGGGTTCTGTTGCGGTTGCAGCGGATGGAAATGTTCTTGCGGTAGGAGTTCAAGGAAATGGTCAAGTTGGCTCGGTTTTTGTTCAGGTTGATGCATTTGTTCCTGTAGTAGGAGTAGAGTCGACAGGCGCTGTAGGTAGCGTCCAAGTAAGCGCCTCCTCCCTTGTTTCAGTTGCAGGGGTTACAGGAACAGGACAAGTAGGATCGGTGTTCGTTGCTGCCAATGCTGACGTATTTCTTGTTGGGGTACAAGCGCAAGGGCAAATAGGTTTTGTTAAAGTCGTACAAGACTCTCCTGTTACATTGGTGGGTGTACAGGGAACAACTGCGGTAGGGGACGTTTTTGTAACACCATCAATAGATGTTGCAGTCATAGGCGTGGTAGCAACTGGTTCGGTAGGGTCGGTACAGAACACAGGTAATGCAGATGTACTACTTATAGGGGTACAAGCGCTAGGTCAAATAGGGCCTGCCATAGTTTGGGGGATAATTGATGACAATCAGATCGCAAACTGGCAAAATGTGGATGACGGGCAGAGTAGTAGTTGGGCAACAATTAACGACTCACAGACAACTGTCTGGAGTAAGATAGCAGCGTAGAGGAATAACATTATGACAATTAATTACACTACCTTACTGGGTCTTGCCCAGCCCGTTACTGGAACAGAAGCTAACACTTGGGGCACTGTTGTTAATGACAGTGTCACGGCTCTTGTTGAAGACGCTATTGCAGGGTCTGCTACTGAGGTAGTGACTGCAGGGGACTGGACATTGACGACTACGGGATCGGGAGCCGAGAACCAAGCGCGGTCCGCGATTCTAATCCCAACAGGCACCCCTGGCGTATCCCGCAACATCATCGCCCCCTCTTCAAGCAAAGCATACATCGTAGACAACCAGTCCGATGGGGCGGTTGTTCTAAAAGGTGTGGCGACCACTGGCGCCACTATTGCAACGGGCACGACTGCTTTAGTTGCATGGAACGGCACGGATTTTGTGCTTGTGTCTCAAGCTCTGGCTAATGTTACCGGTGTTTTGCCCGTGGCTAACGGTGGCACAGGGGCTTCCAATGCAACCGATGCCCGCACTAACTTAAGCCTAGGCACAATTTCAACCCAGAACGCAAACTCAGTCGCTATTACAGGCGGTTCAGTAAACGGCACAACAGTGGGCGCAACAACAGCAAGCACGGGTTCGTTTACGACACTTTTAGCATCAGGAACCTCTACGCTGGCTGCTGTGAACTCTGGTGCACTAGCAGTAACAGGTGCAGTAACCTCCACAACCGACGCAACCCTATCAGGCGTGCGGGTTGGCAAAGGTGCTGGAGCAATAGCGTCTAACACCGCAGTCGGTTCCGGTGCTTTGAATGCTAACACCACGGGCACTAGCAACACGGCTAGCGGGTATCAAGCACTCCTGAGAAACACCACAGGCAGTAGCAACACAGCTAGCGGGCGTGACGCACTCCTGAACAACACCACAGGAAGCGGAAACACAGCTAGCGGGTTAAGCGCACTCCAGAACAACACCACAGGAAGCGGAAACACAGCTAGCGGGCAGCAAGCACTCCTGAACAACACCACAGGCGGTAGCAACACGGCTAGCGGGTATCAAGCACTCTACTTCAACACCACAGGCGGTAGCAACACGGCTAGCGGGTATCAAGCACTCGTCAACAACACCACAGGCAGCTTCAACACAGCTACCGGGCGGAACTCACTCTTAAACAACACCACTGGCACTAGCAACACAGCTAACGGGCGTGACGCACTCCTGAGCAACACCACAGGCGGTAGCAACACAGCTACCGGTGTGAGCGCACTCTCCGCCAACACCACAGGCTCCAACAACACCGCTAGCGGGTATCTAGCACTCTTTAGCAGCACCACAGGCAACGAGAACACAGCTAACGGTGTGAGCGCACTCCAGAACAACACCACAGGCAGTAGCAACACAGCCAGCGGGTATCAAGCACTCCGGCTCAACACCACAGGCGGTAGCAACACAGCTAGCGGGCTTGAAGCACTCTACAGCAACACCACAGGCACTAAAAACACAGCTAACGGGGTTGAAGCACTCTCAGGCAACACCACAGGCATCAACAACACTGCCCTAGGAGCAGTTGCACTTCGGTTCAACACCACAGGCACTAGCAACACGGCTAGCGGGGTTGAAGCACTTCGCAACAACACCACAGGCGGCAGCAATACGGCCAACGGGTGGCAAGCACTCTACAGCAACACCACAGGCACTAGCAACACAGCTAACGGTGTGGGCGCACTCGTCAACAACACCACAGGCAACTACAACACAGCTAGCGGTGTGAGCGCACTCCAGAACAACACCACTGGAAGCGGAAACACAGCGCTCAACCCATTAAATTCAAGCGGTGGCTACACTCCAGTCTTTAACCCAGTTACCGAAAACAATCGGTTTTGCATGGGGTCTACGGGTGTCACCAACGCCTACATTCAAGTAGCTTGGACAGTGATGTCTGATGCGCGGGACAAGACCAACTTTGCACCTGTACCGCATGGCCTTGAGTTTGTTAAAGCTCTGCAACCTACGGCGTATCAATTCCGCACATCACGCGATTCTGAAGAAACCAATGGCGGTGTGCGTTACGGCTTTAAAGCCCAAGACGTATTGGCGCTTGAGGGTGCTAACCCTGTCATCGTTGACAACGAAGATGCAGACAAACTTCGTATGATTGATTCGCACATGATTCCTGTTTTGGTCAAAGCAATTCAAGAACTGAGTGCGGAAGTAGACAACCTTAAACAACAATTAGGAGCTTTAAAATGACTACATTTACATGGTCAGTAATGAGTATGCGAACAATGAGTAACATTGAACCGGATTATGTTGTAAGTGTAAACTGGGTATGTTCAGGCGTAGATGGTGATGTTACGGCATCAATTGAAAGTACATCTAGCTTTTCTCAAAATGCAGAGAGCGTTGGGTTTATACCCTATGCAGATTTGACAGAAGAAATTGTGCTGGGCTGGGTGCAGGCTGAGCCAAACGTAACAATTAATACTGAGGCTTGCGTGCAAGGGCAAATTAACTCAATTATTACCCCTCCGGTTACACCACAAGACACACCATTGCCTTGGGTCAGTTGAATAAATAAAGCCTATCAAATGAGCAACGGATTAGAAAAATACTTGAGCGACACACTTGACGCTAATGACATGTGTTTGTCTAAATACTACTGCCCTGTCTGTAAACGCAATCTGCCTGTAATGGCGGGTGTAATTACGCATGACAATCTGCCCCACCCTAAAGACATGGTTTTTGAGGAGAAGGTATGATCTGCCTTTACGTAACTAACATCGACTTTACTAAAGACGGCATCAAAACTGCGATACCGAAGCCGCCAATTGCGACGTAGTAAAATGTTATTCAAGCATAGTATGAATATTGATTGTTTGGCTATAAAATAGCGGTATAAAGGGAACTAACATGACCATTAATTACACTACCTTATTAGGTTTGGCTCAGCCCGTTCCTGGGACAGAAGCCAACACTTGGGGCACAATTGTTAACGAATCGTTGACCGCGCTCCTCGATTCGGCAATCGCGGGGTCTACTACATTTAGTGTAACCAGTGGTAATGTGACTCTTAGCGATAATGACGGCGCAGCGGACCAAGCTCGCTCGGCTATTTTAATCCCTACGGGCACGCCTGGCGTGTCTCGAGATATTACTGCGCCTTCTCGTTCCAAAGCCTATATAGTCCTTAACCAATCCAATGCCCCTGTGGTCATCAAAGGCGCTGCGACAACTGGCGCCACCGTGACGGCAAAAACAAGCGTAATAGTAGCGTGGAATGGTGTTGATTTTGTTTTAGTGGGGTTACTTGGACAAACCGACTCTGCAACCCCTTTTGAAACATCTTTTGGCTTTGAGGCTGGGAAGGTTAGTACAGGGGCTCGTAATTCTTTTTTTGGTTATCAGTCAGGTAAGGCAAACACTACAGGTGCAAGTAACGAGACTCACGGTTATCAAGCTCTTTACTCTAATACCTCTGGTGGTGCAAACTCAGCTGTTGGAACACAGTCTCTTTACTCTAATACTACAGGTGATGGAAATGTTGCGATGGGTATTTCTACCCTTAATTCCAACACAACAGGGGATTACAATACCGCCATAGGGTGGGTTTCACTTCTAGCAAATACAACAGGAACAGAAAATGTCGCAGTAGGGTTCCTCACCCTTAGTGACAACACAACAGGCATAAATAATACGGCATTGGGTGCGCAGGCGGGGGGCATAGATACAGGCAGTAACAACACTGTTATCGGGCGCGCAGCACAGGCCTCCTCAAGCAGTGTTAACAATGAAATCACTATTGGCAATAGCTCAAACACAGTCATACGATATCCCCATAACTATTCTACCGTTGCGTCTCTGCCTTTAGCCACGATTGGGCGCGGTTCGCGGACCTTTGTGACTGATGCCTCTTCCCCTACATTTGGCTCCACGGTTGCGGGAGGCGGAGCGATATTTATCTCTGTATTCTCCAATGGCACAAATTGGATTGTGGGCTAAAGACAACTAAGATGACTGAGCAAGACCGATGGAAGAACAGACGAAAGATGGCTTGGATTACTTTATTATCTGGAGTAGCCTTTCCTCTTTTGATTCTATCTACTGAGTCAGAGGTCTTGGGTCAGATTGCACTGCCGTTTTACGGGTTCGTGATGGGCGTTGTGATGACCTATATTGGTGCTGCAACATATGAGGATACTAAAGGAGTCGCAAGTGTTCAACCTAAAGACAACCGTTATAGCAACCGTGTCAAGCCTAGTAATTGGAATAGCCAGCGGATGGACAGCAAACGGATGGAGGCTGAACGCAAAGATTGACCGTATGATGGCAGAACAATCACAAGCACTAGTGCAAGCGAGCAAAGAGGCTCTAATAGAATCAGCAAGACTTCAAAAGGTAAAGGATGATGCACTCAACGTTGCAAACGATCTGGCTCAAAAAAACGCTGATGCTGCCAATCTTGCTCGTACTGA